AATACTTTTTATTCTCAACTAATAATGGAGGTAGAGTAATGGGAAAATGTGAAAAAGATTTTGACAGGAAAGTCTTTAGTTTTCTTTACATCCTGCTCGATGCTCTACCTTCAACTTTAAATTTCCGTAAGGGGAAGGGTCTGCTGACGAGTAGAATAATCGAGGATAAAAGACAATCCTGCCTCGCCTCTTACGAAAGTTTAAAGAGTTTTAAACAGGGTTGGGTAAAGAGGGTCGCTAGAATAAATCCGTCTGCGACTAAATAATAAATATGATAAAATCCCAGATCTCAACTGAAAACATTGAAAAGCTGTTTAAATTATTTTGGGTGCAGAATGGTAATACTAGTTCAATGTGCTTAATTCGTGGTTACATCTTTTGTGAACCAAACCACAGCCCAAAAATACGGCACGGGGTAGTGCCAAGGGATTGTGTTTGATGTAGGTGGTCACATAGTGTAAGCTGTAAGTCTATGACACAAAGTAATCAAGAGTTCCCAAACTACCCCATTTAAGATATGGAAAAACAAAATTATGATTATGTTGATGACGAAGATAGATATAAAAAACCAGAGGTTGATAACAAATATCAAAAGAAAAAGATCAAGTGTATGAATTTTGATGTATGTAAGAATAAATTTTTAAGTGAACACAAGTTTCATCGCTTGTGTTTTCATTGCAGAAGGAGGTATTCACTATGATAGACACAAAATTTAGAGATCCATTGATATGGAAACGATTTGGTATTCACCACTTATCACCTGCCCATTTCAATTCTTATCTTTGCTATAACAGTGATTGGGTAATGAACTATGGATTCAAGTGTAATTTTATGGCTAATCTGCCGATGATTGTGGGGGATGTTGTCGAAAAATCGGGCATCGTTTTTGCCGAGCAAAGACCGAATAATCCCGATACAGTTTATGATTATGCAGAAGCACTGTTTGATGCAAAGGTGGAGAAAAAAGATAAGGATGGTGCTGTGCTTCCTCAAACAGAGGAAGAAAAGGAAAAAAGAAAAACACTTCGACCTTTGATAGACAAGGTGGTTGATGTCGTTCAACAATCTGGAAACTACAAAGGCACACAGAAAAAAGTTGTTATTAGTCTGTCCGAATTGTTTGGTGAGGAAGACTTGCCAGATATGATCGGCTACACCGACTATAGTTTTGAGAAGGACAGGTTTCCTTTGACAGTGGACATTAAAGTTCCAAAAAAACAATCATCTGAAATGAGTTTCGGCTATTGGTTGCAGGGAATATTCTACTATCAAGGACAGGATTATAATAAAGAAAAAGGTGATGTCGAATTTCACCAAATACTGTCAAGAAAAAAAACGGATAAAAAAACAAAAAAAGTCACCTATTCTGCTGATACGAATAGGTTTTCAATCCGAGAATATATGGATGAACATCCAGATGAGGATTGGAAAGAAAGGTTGCATTCAGTTATTTCTTCAATGAAAGCAACACTTTCCAGATGCCAAACTTGGCAAGAAGTTGCCGAGATGCACCCTCCAAATCCAGATGATTGGGTTTGGAAAAATGAAGAAAAACTTAACGCAAGAAGAAAGATATGGAGGTTCTAATGAACGATGTTAAATATGTCCAAGTTCCAGAGAACAGTATCTTACCCTCTCTTCCACCTATGCCACCAGAGATAGCGAATGCTCTCAATGAGGTATCAAGTGGGGCAGTAAAACTTTATAAGGGAAGCCGAAATGAATACGCAAATTATAATTTTGCAGGCATTGATGATTTCCTAGAAGTTTATGGTAAGGTATTGGCTGAAGCTGGACTCACTATAATTATGGATGAGATTAAGGAAAAGGTTGATACCAAATCATTGATCATTGTCTTTAATTTCATTCTTGTCCATAAGTCTGGCAAGATGTGGGCACACCCACTACGCAGAACAATACGAGTTGATCCTCGTGGTGCTCAAGCTTACGGCACGGCACAATCCTATGCCTTGAAACAGTTTTTAAGAGGATTGTTTATGATACCGACAGGGGAAGATAAAAGTATGATTGCTTCTCCCGATGCTGACAGCTTACCTGCACATAATTTAAGTAACAAGGTGGAGTTTCAGCCGAATAAAAAGAAAGCTAATCTTCAAGTTATTTCTAATCAGGTTGGGGAAAAATCAGAGGTGGATAGGGTTAATGAATTCTTGACGGAAATGAGAAAATGCAAGTCAAATATCGATGTTGACAGGCTCGTCAAGGATAATGTAAATTTTGTCAATAAACTGTCTGGAAGGTTCAGAAAAGATGTTGAGAATAATGTTAAAGCTTGGAGGAAAACAGTAGATGGATGATGTAAATGTAAAAATAAACTTGTTCAAGAACGAGTATAAAAAGGATGAAAAACATCCTAGTTACACGAATAATAAAATTAGAATAGAACACGACATTCCTGCTGGTGTTTATAGTGGTGCATTGTGGGGAGGAAAAACGAAAGATGGCATAGCCATGGTTTCCCTTAAAATTGCTACACCGATGGAAAAACCTCCCGTTTTTAAAAGACCTTCCGATGATGAAGAAGCCGACATTCCATTTTGAGAAGTGATGAGCCACGTCATAGATCGGAGCAACACTTACGGAAAATTTCTGAACAACCCTGTCTCATATGTGGAAGGGGGGATGTTCAAGCACATCATCTCACTCTTTCACAGCCACAAGCTATGGCACTCAAGGTGGGGGATCAGTTCGCTGTTCCCCTCTGTGTCTTTCACCACGCAGAACTGCACAGGATCACGGAAAAGGAATTCTGGGAAAGGAATGATTCAATAGATCCTTATGGAAGAGCAAAAAAATACTGGGAAGAAACTTGTCGAGAACTGGGACACCCTCCAGTACGATCCAAACAAGATCGCCCATCGTCAAAGGGAACTGGGTCACATATGGGCGGAAAAACAGGCGACATACGACAATCTAATAGACTTAAAGAATCCAATAAGAGACGAAAAATGCTCGGAGTTTCTCAATGGGGGAAAAGGGGTTGGCGAAAGCGGGATAAGGGCCAACGCAAGTAATGAATATAAAGGTGTTTTTCTCGCAAGTTTGGATGAGGCGAGAAGGGAGGCGATGAAGGCGAAAATAAATTATGACGCTTTTGTCACTTGGGTAGGATTGCTTCGCTCGAAGGGAGCGAATTTAAGGACGGAAATGCAACTAGCAGGTCAACTATAGAAAGGAGTAATTATGGGAGACGGAAGACAGAATTTTATAGATACCATTGCCAACATAGTGAATGAGGGCAAGGCGAATATCGATGAAGATAAACAAACCATAACTTTCAAGTCAAGGCATTGGAGTGAATCAAGAATCAGAATAGAGGAGAGCGGCCCACAGGGAATGCTTTTTCTTTTTGGTAAGGCAGAGGATCATTTAAGAGGATCATATAACGAAATAAAAAAAAGGTTGAACTGATGAATATAGATTTATTTGTTTTTGTTGTTTTAATTTCCATCTTGATTTTTGCCCTTGTTAGTCCTGTAATTGCTTTTTTATCAGTTTTATTATGAACAGACCTTTAGATCCAAATATGGTTTTAGAATATTGCTGTTCAAGGCTCGACATTCCCAAGTGGATTGTCAAGTCAAAGGAAAGAAGAAACAAAAATGAGGTAAGATTAAGGAAGACAATTGTTCTTCTCCTGCTTGAACTGACCGATTTGAATCACGAGGGAGTAGCCAATATTATAAACAGAAAAAGACCATTGGTGAATTATTATGAAAAAACTTTTAAGAACTGGGATCACCAGTATGTTGCTGACTATAAAAAAATAAAAGAGGAGATAAGGAACTTATATGAGTAAAACAATAGTACGCATTGACCAGATAAGCGATGGAGGTAGAAATCCAGAAACAGACATAACAGAAGATGTTTTATGGACTCTGCAATTTGACAATAACGGAGGGGTGAGAACTCTTGGTAAGATGCAAATGCTGACATATCTGACAGCAGGAACGTCACCCATAAAGAATGTTCATTCGTTCAAGAAGTGGGATATAATAACAACGCAAGGGAGTGAAATAAGAACTTGGGTTGTTGTCTATGATGATCACACCCACGTTCAATTAGTCAATAAGGATTTTTATGCTCTCATAGCCAATGGTCATAGAAATAAAGAAGAGTTAATGGATTTGGCAAATGAAGATCCAGAAGATCCAGAAGATCCAGATGAGTCAGATGATATAAGTGATAGAGGTTCTATATCAAAAGCTGTAAGACAAGCTACGGAAGTAGCGGAGGCAGAGAAGAAACAACCCATAACATCACCAGAGGAAAGGAAGGAAGTTGATGACTTCAGAGATCAAATTAAAAAAGAGGATAAGTTTCAAGACTTCCGTGATTTGATTAAAAAGGATGCCCTTCCACACCCTGATGAAACGGGATATGATGAATTTCCTAATAATAGGGAGGGGAAAACATATATTGATGGAATTACTGGTGAAAAATACACCAAATAAAAAAAATAAAAGAATGATTAAAAAAAATGACTATAAACACGGAAAAATAAGTGCGTGCGGACGTTTAATATCATTGACGACCAATCACACCAGAGAGGTTATTTATCCTCTCTCAGAGCTTAATTAGAAGGTTTTTTTCTGAAATAATTTCAAGAAAGAGGTAAAAAATGAGAGAATATAAGATTTTATCTATATTTAATGATTGAGATAAAATTATCACATAATATTATTAATAAGTGTAAATCTAAATCAAAAGATATTGGAAAATTAAAAAATTCTATTACAAAGGGAGAAGGTAATCTAGCAGGTATCATCGGTGAATACATTGTGCACGAGCATTTAAAGAATTCAAAGTGGGAAAATACCTATGATTATGATTTGATACATAAAAACAAGAAAATAGATGTTAAGTCCAAAAGATGCAATTCTCCACCTCTTGACTTTTATGAGTGTTCAATCGCTGAAACAAGTCTTCATCAAGAGTGTGATGAATATGTGTTTGTGAGAATATTGAATGATTTTACAAAAGCTTGGATTCTAGGCAGAATGGCACAAAAAAAATATTTTAAGATAGCTAGAAAAATGATTAAAGGACAGATAGATCCATCTAATAACTTTACAGTGAAAACAAATTGTTATAATGTATCAATTAAAGAATTAAATGATTTACCAGTCGCCCAGAAGCCGTAGGGTTGGATAGGTCTTGGTAATGACCTTTGACAGTGGTGTAGAATAACGGCAGTTGGCTTTATGGGCTTCCTTAATATTGCCGTGTTTGTTTCACTGCTGAATTACCCAGTCATTATATATCTTCTTATGACAAAAGGGGCGTACGCAAATACGCCCCTTTGTTTTTCCCGCCAACCAACCCCTGCTCTCTTTTCTTTTCTATATGCGAATGTTTAAGAGCTTACCTGCCAAACTCGTAAATTGGGCAAAAAAAAAGTCGCCACCTTAATGGTGACGATTTATTGTTTGTCCTTCTTGTCTTTTGAATCCACCAAAGGCAGATTCAACAGCATCCCCACTATCTTGAAGACTTCGTTATACGGCTGTCTGGAAAGATAGCTGATGAGTTGCTGAAGTTGTTCTTCTGATATTTGTCTCATTTAATTTTATCCTTAAAGAAATCCAGTAACCATTTATTGTCCCTAAATACTTGCATTAATCCATTGGTTATTTGGTTAATGACAATTTCCTCCTTCTCTTCCTTATCCAACGGCATCCCGCCGACAGTCAGGGAATTAATGTACGCTATTCCGTGCAATATTTCGTGGAGCAACGTGTCCGCCTCGTCAAGATCAGATAAATCTGTCTGGATGGTGATGGAGTTCTTCCTGTGATCATATTCACCATAGGAATCCGTCTGCTTGGAAAAGGTGGATGTCTCTCTTTCGATGACAACATCCTGATAACCGATCTTAACTTTTTCCAGTATTTTTCCTTCTTTTTTTTCTTCTTTTTTTTCTTCTTTTTTTTTCTTTTCCACTAGGCTTTCTTTTAATTAAGGTTGGTATGCTTGATCTTGATATTACCATTAGAATCCGTATGGTTTAAAGTCAAACAATCCTCCGCCACCGATGGTGACTTTGGATGATGGTGCTCTCACCGGCCCGCCCTCTGCTAGTCCCACCACTCCTGTTGTAGGAGGATTCGCCCCCTGCCACAAGTTCTGTGTTCCCCAAGGAGATCCAACCCATTCTTGTTTGTCAGGATCCCAGTATCCACCAGCAAGATGCTGTTGCTCTGGCCCACCCGTGTACATGGCATTCTGATAGGGATCCAGATTTGGATCGGGAACAAGTGCTTGATTGTACTGTGAAGCGAGATATGTTCCAGACGGCATTAGACCAGCGTCAGGATCGGCAGGATCTACTGGTTGTGTTCCACCGCCTCCGCCTCCGCCTCCGCCAAGACTGGCTAGGCCCTGACCTTTTGACTTGGCATCCACCGCATTTTGTATCGCCAGCGTGTTTTGCTTCGTCATTTCAAGGTTTCCTTGCTGATAGGCGTTCGCCATATCCTCCATAGCCCCTGACGTTTGTGGGGGGTGCAGTTCCCAGTATGCACCTGCTGTCTCATGATAATTCTTGTCAAAGTTCTTATTGCCTTCGTTCAGATTAACCAAAGTATCTTTGAATTGTTTTAAATTAGGATCACCTATTTTGCTAAACATTTTTTTAAAACCTTCTGGATCTGCCGCCATGGCGTCATGCATTATTTTTTGTTTTTCCCCTTCGGTTCCAGCCTTGTTTATTTTATTTAAAATAGCCGCCGCTCCAGCCGAGCCGAGGAATTCATGCTCGTATTTATCTTCATCTGGAATAGTTTTTGTGAGTAATCTTTTGATTCCCTCTCCAGACTTCAAGTCTACAAGATTCTCGTCAGCCCATTGTTCCTCTGTCAGTCCCAGTTCAATTATTTTTCTGGCATCCTTAGGTTCATATCCTCTAGATAAAAGACTTTGGTAAAGATTATGCAGTCTTTTATCCACCTTCATCGGCAAACCGGGAATGGTGAAGATTTTTTTCTTTTTGTCTGTAACTATTTTTGGAACTACAACCCCACCATCAGTTGTTGTATCTTTTTCATCTTTTACAAATGGTTCTCCTGTTACAGCAACTTGTTCTTCATTTGCGTTCCATCCACCTTCACTAGCTCCTTGATTAATAGCATTGTTAACAGCCGTTTGGGCAGTGTTATGCCCCCAGAAATCATCATTGGTTTGAGACATTGATTGAGCGTGACTCAAAGCCGTGGTATTACCCTGTGATATTGCCGCTATGGTGTCAAGCATGCCCCATCCACCAGAGGATGTTACTGCTGATCCGTTGTCGCTTGATCCGCTGCCGTTTGATCCGTTGTCGCTTGATCCGCTGCCGTTTGATCCGTTGCTCGCCAGCCCCATATCACCCCATTCTACATCATATACGCCCATTACGCCCTCCTCTGGTTAGATTCTTCTCTTGCTTTAGATTCTTTTCTTTCTTTTGCATCTTTTAATCCCATTATTTTTTCCTCCGTTTCTTTTTCTTTTTAAGTTTCTTGATGTCCTTGACGATATCACTGATCTTCTTGGATGCCAAAGGCGTACGCATCGCCTTGTCTTCCTTGACCTTAACTCTTCTTCGTGATGAAGCCCTTGAGGGCTTTCGTCTTTTGGACATTAGTATCCCTTCTTGTGTTTAACTTTCTTTTTCTTTTTTTTCGCATACTTCTTGGATTCCTTCTTGCCCTTCTTCGTATACGGAAACTTTTTCTTTCCGACTTTTGGCATTGTCTTCCTCCATTATTTTATGCACTTTATCCAGATCATCATCCTTGATGATGAACCAGAATCCTTTTCGATGTTTCTGGCACAGGGCAACGATGGGAATCTTTCCCTCGTCCTGTGCCAACTTGGACGTTTTATCCCAGAGGGATATGACCGAGTGTTTTTTCTTCTCGATCCTTTTTGTCAGTATCTTTTTTTTCATTCGTATCTGCGAGATGCATCCAGTCAATGCGTGGGCCATGATACCATGCTTTGCATTTTTGATCTAAACAATCTCGTGTCCAATACCACTGTGAATGGAAGGGTAGAAAACTGTCCCAGTCCTCATCCATCTTCTTCTTTTTGTTCATCGAGTTCCTTCCAATGGTCATAGCAATAAAAATATAATCCCTTTATTCTCTTTTCAACAATGAAGTTGGCGTATTTCTTTTGACAGACGCAGCAGACCATATGGTCTGCCTTGTCCTCTGGCTTCATCTCCAGATACTCACTCATTTTTACCATCAGTGTATGGTAACGTCCTTATCTTCCAAGTCAAGAATGTCTTTATATTCCTCTGATCTTATGTATTCATCCATTCCGATGACACGGTAGTTGAGTATCTTCCCCTGTATGCTGCCTTTCATATTATTTATTAATTCATGTGATTTTGGATAATCCGGTGCTTCATCATTTATCTTGAACATTATCACCTGAACAAGTTTTCTGTGTTCGGGCAACATATAGATCATTTCTAAGAATACTGGTGACATTTTCTACTCCAATCTCATAGCTGCTCTTTATTTTCAGTTTTGGCAGTTCCTAGTCTAGTTCCGCCCACATACAATCCAAACCACGCCGCTCCCGCACCAACTACTACTGATACAAAAGCTGACTGTGCATTCGTAGGGTCTGGCAACTGCATGAACCACTCAGTCGTACGCCAAAAGGCAATACCATAAAGTGTAATTAATAGGCGTGGAAATATTCTCCATGCACTAAGTCTCTCTGGTGAAATCATTTTTTCTTAAATAATCCTTTAACGCCCGGAGCCATTCTCACACCCATGCTGACACTGCAACTTAAATATAAGAGATGCTTATAATAATCCGGCAATTTATGCAGTGCCTCAAAGCCTCGTTCAACGTGCTCCGTCATTCCGGGAATGAATACTAAAATTGCGGGGATCATCAGGGCAAGCAAAACGAATTCGTCTTTCCAGCTTCCCTTCATCTGGTCAACAGCAGATGCTTCCCAACTGACTTCGCCGGCGATCTGTTGCTGTTTCAACTTAGTATTAGCTTTTATTTCTGTTAACTTGTTCTCAGCTTTAGCTTTCTTTGTTTCAATAAAGCCTGAAACCGCCTGCCCAGCAACGCCGAGCAGGGGTTTTAATAATAACTGTAACACGGGACTAAGCTCCTCCGCCTGCCATCTTATATAAGATGAACAGAACTACCACGGTCACTATGCCTGCCTTAATCCAGTCACGCATGCCCCAGTCGCTCCATTCCTTCAGATGAGCCCATAAATCTTTAATGAGTTTCATATATCCTCCTTATTCAATATTGTTAAAAAAGTAGTGATTTCCCATCACCACCACTGGTTCCTTGCCAACAGCCCACTTGGGTGGCTTTGACATCGACTTGGCGTAGTAATGCGTGCTTCCCTCCGTTGTGTCCGTATATTGACCACTAATTACACCAGCCGCAACCTCTATCTGATCCTCCAGATCATCTAAAGATAGAGCAAGAATCTTACTCCTATTGGGATCGTTTTCATTCCAACAGGAGAACTGCCACTTTTTAAGGCAAACATCCATTATGGTCTTGCCGTACCAAGTTTTCTTCTCTGCTCTGTTTTTAATGACGTGAGCGACAGCGATCTGTCCCTCCTTACCTTCTCCTCTGGCTTCGCCCCACAGGGTTCTTGCCATGTATTCTACGTTTTGACTTAATTCCATTTTTATTGACTTTCACTTTAACTTTTTCTAATTTTAATCTTGCATTGAGATTCTTGACCAGTTCGTCCCAGCCAGAGACATCAGTGTTAATTTCTTTTTTCTTCTTCTCTGATGAGTGCATTTAGGTAAAATCGTGCTTTCTTTAAATCCGTTTTACAGTCACCCTTCAAGTCAAACCTGAAAAGGTACTGGATCATTTGACCCCATATGCCGAAATCATAATGGTTCATACGGGTGTTCTTTGATTTTTCTTTTATGATGTCCAGTATTTCCATATCGCCATACTTGTAGTGAGGCGGATGATTAACCAGATCCTTCACTGGTGGGTAATATTCTTTTCCCATTATATCCTTCACAGGTGAACCTTTCCGTCCCACCTGCCGTTCCTTTTAAGAACCATTGGAATTAATTTTGGAATTCCCATTGTTACGACTGCACAGGATAATATCGGTCTTTTGACTATGACCCTGCTGTACTTGAAAGCGAGATGATTCTTATCAATCAGGCATCCCACGTTCATCGCCCACATCAGTTTTTCTGGTGAGCTAGTGTAATGTATGCAACTCTTCGTATGATAGTGAGCCTGTACCACGTTCATGGATACGGCTGCACAAACTTGCAGTACATTCGATGATTGCTGGTGAACGAAATAGACATTACCCATTGGCGTATGTAATGTAAGGGTGTCATGCCATATCCATTTACTGCTTACTTCCAGCATTTCGTGATAAGGTTTTAATAAACTCTTTGCTATTCCTGCCGTGTTCGCTTTCCTGAAAGCCATACTTCCGTGGTTGGAATTCAACAGATGCATGGAAGGAAATATCTTCTCCAGCTTTTTAAGTATCTTCCTGCCTTCCTCCAATTCCTTGGAAGGATTGTACAGTTCCGTTGATGACTCGTGATAGCTGGATGCGGAAAATTCCAATTCATCGCCCATATTTACGACACAATCGGGAGAATATTTTTTCTTGATCTTGCTAATAAATTCCAGACTGTCGGGGTGTGAGTAGGGTGCGTGTAAATCTGAAATCACAAAAATTCTTTTAAATGACTTCATGTCTATATATTGATTATATTTTATGTATTTTCTACTATATGTAGTAGGTTGTCAACAATTATTTCTCATTAATCCATTATTTTTATGAAAGTCCAAATCGCCCCCAGAATTCCGCCAATTAATAGAAACACTTTCAGTCCTCCAACGCCCAT